CGTCCGGCGGCCACAGCAGCGGCGGCAGTCCGGTCGAGCGTGCGGTCGTTGACCGCCTGACTGACAAGGAGCAGCGGAGGTATGATGCGGTGCGGGCTGCCATCTCGGAAACCGAGGTGATGAAACACGGCCGCCAGCGCATGGAGCTGATCGACCGCGTGTACTGGAAGCGAAGCCATACGCTGTACGGCGCGGCGATGTGCGTGCCGGTGAGTGAGAGGACGGCGCATACATGGAATGCGGAGTTTATCCGGCTAGTTGAAAAATATTTAGATCTTCCGTGAAAATTTGCCTAACGTGCACCTAAATCTGTGTTTTAATAGTATCAGGAAGTTGACAGGGGTGAAACGCAGACCCTGTGACCTCCTGCTTCATGCCATTGGAGTACATCTCTGAAAGAGCACTCTCGTTCGAGGGTGCTTTTTCCATTGACAACACAACGGGCTGTATTGTATGGTAGAGGCGTGGAGGTGTATGTGTATGTTTATGTCGAGTTTGTTTAAGTATTTCCCGGCAGAGTACATAAAAGATAAGAACGGAAAAGAAAGAAATTATGCTCTGGAGAGCATCAAAAATAATACTTTGTGGGCATCTATTCCCGATGCGTTTAATGATCCATTTGAGTGTGAGTCGCGTTGCACAATAGATGATTTGATGAAAGCTGCAATGCAGAAAGATTGGAAGGTAGCAGCACTGGATAATTCGACAGATCGTCAGTCTATTGAAAACGAATTACTTTCAACTATAACGGCAGCAAGGGAACAACTTAAGAGTCAAATAGGCATAACATGTTTTTCGAGAAAGGATACATCGTTGCTGATGTGGGGGCATTATGCAAACTGTCATCGCGGAATTTGCGTGGAATATGATGCTTCCAAATTCACAAAGAAAATGTGGCCTGTTGAATATCATTCGGAAATGATTTGTTTAACGGGTTATAAGGGGATAAAACTTCAACTTGCGGTCATTGGATCACTTTATCGCAAATCACCTGAGTGGTCATATGAGGAAGAAGTTCGTGCAATTCATATGCAAGTTCCGTTGGGAGAACAGGGCGCATCTTGGGACGCACCAATACCAAAATCAATCCGACTTGGTGTGAAAGCAGACGAGCGTTTGAAAGCCGAAATCAAAGACTTGTGCAAAGAAAAAGGCATTGAGTTATACCAAATGAAAAAAGTCCCCGGACAATACGCAATCGAAAAAATAAAAATAGAGCTGTAACCCAGCATAACCGTCTACACCGTAGGCGGTTTTCTTTTACCCATTTTCAGAAAGGACGGTGAGCGCGTGAGCAAACTGACAGCCAAGCAGCAGGCTTGGGTAGATTATTACAAGCAGGGCAAGACGGCGGCAGAAGCGGCGCGGCTTGCCGGATACAAGGCGAGGGATGACAATGGATTTCAGTCCATCGGCAGTGAAAACTTGCGGAAACTTGCTGTTTACATCGCAGACCGCGACAAGTTGCTTGAAACGCCGCGCATTGCCGACATGGAGGAGATCAACGCCTTCTGGACGAACGTCATGCGCGACAAGGATGAGGAAACCAAGGATCGGCTCAAGGCCTCAGAGCTGAGAGCCAAAGCGGCGGGCGCATTTGTGCAGAAAATCGAGCACTCCGGCATCCTCGAGGTGGAAAACCCGCTCGCAGGTCTGACCACCGAAGAACTGCGAAAGCTGGCTGACGATGGTTGACGCGCGTATTCGGCGCATGGCGCGGATTGAGCTTGCGCGGCGCGACTTCTGGGCGTTCTGCAAGCTGATGGCGCCGGACTTCTACCGCGAGGACCGGCCGTACCTCAAAACACTGTGTCGGCGCTTACAGGCGTTCTGTGAGAGCGACCGCAAGGTGTTGGTGGTCAATATGCCGCCGCGCCACGGCAAGAGCCGCACGGCGGTGCTGCTGAGCCAGTGGCTGTTTGGGCGCGATCCGTCCGAGCAGATCATGACCGGCAGCTACAACGAAACGCTGTCTACAACGTTCGCACGGGCAGTCCGCGATGGCATTGCGGAGGAACGGTTCGACCCGAACCGCATTGTGTTCTCGGACATTTTTCCGGCGACACGCATCAAGTACGGCGAAGCCGCCGCAGGCAAGTGGGCGCTTGAGGGACAGTACGCAAGCTACCTCGCAACCTCTCCGGGCGGCACGGCGACCGGAGAGGCGCGCGCAAGCTGATTCTCGACGACCTCATCAAGAAAGCCGAGGAGGCTTTTAACGAGGGCGCACTCGACAAGCAGTGGCAGTGGTTCACGGACACCATGCTGTCCCGAACCGAAACCGGCTACAAGATCGTTATCATCATGACGCGCTGGGCGACCGGCGACCTCGCAGGCCGTGCGCTGGAGCACTGGCCGGATGCGGAACTCATTACGATGAAAGCCTTGCAGGACGACGGCACGATGCTGTGCGACGCGGTTCTCACCCGTGAGGACTACGAGGACAAGGTTCGCACGATGAGCGAGGAGATCGCGTCAGCGAACTACCAGCAGCAGCCGATCGACCTGAAAGGCCGTCTGTACAGCAGCTTCAAGACCTACACGGACATTCCGCGCGATGCAAACGGCAGGCCGCTGTTCACGCATATCCGCAGCTACACCGACACGGCGGACACCGGCGCGGACTATCTTTGCAGTATCATCTACGGCGAGTACGACCGTGAAGCCTATGTGCTCGATGTTTACTACACCAAAGACCCGATGGAGGTCACCGAGCCGGAAACCGCACGGCGGCTGCTGGCGCACGGCGTAAACCTCGCCAAAATCGAGAGCAACAACGGCGGCCGCGGCTTTGCCCGCAACGTGCAGGAGCAGCTTCGGCGGCTCGGCTCCAACCGCTGCCGTGTGGAGTGGTTCCACCAGAGCGAGAACAAGGTCGCGCGTATCCTCACGAACTCAACGTGGGTGCAGGATCACATTTACTACCCCGTAAACTGGCGCGACCGCTGGCCGGAGTACGCAAAAGCAATGTTACATTACCAGAAAGAGGGCAAGAACGCCCACGATGACGCTCCCGACGCGACAACCGGCGTTGCGGAGCAGTTTACCAGGAAAGGAGGTGTCAGCGTATGGTGAAAGTGAACAGCCGCACGATTCAGCGGCTTTTGCAGGGGCACGGGCAGTTCATCCGCGAGGCGGACGAGGCTCGGCGCTATTACAGCAACGTCAACCGCATCAAGCAGGACAACAGCGTTTTGCAGCGGCAGGCAGAGACCGAGCAGGCGCTCGGCAATCCGCTGCACCTCGCGGACAACCGCATTTCGCACTCGTGGCATAATCTGCTCGTGACGCAGAAGGTTTCCTACGCGCTGAGCTATCCGCCGGCGTTCGATGTGGGGAACAAGACCGCCAACGAGCGGATCGCAGAGATTCTCGGAGATCAGTATACCGCAACGGCCATGCAGCTCGGCATTGACGCGAGCAACACCTCGGTCGGCTGGCTGCATTACTGGCGCGGCACAGACGGCAGGTTCCGCTACCACACCGTAGACCCGGAACAGATTGTGCCGGTGTTCTCCGGTATGCTGGAGAGCGACCTCGTCGGCGTGCTGCGCTGCTACACCATGCTCGACCCGGCAAGCGGCCAGACCGTGCAGGTGTGCGAATACTGGGATGACACGACCTGCCGGTTCTACCGTCAGAACGGCGTGTCCGGCAATTACACCTACTTCGAATATCCGGAAGTCGGGCAGGAGCTGCGGCACGGCCTCGGCGCGGTGCCGTTCATCCCGTTTTACAACAACGCCGACCGGCGGGGCGACCTGCCGCTGTACCGCGACCTGATCGACGCCTACGACAAGGTGGTTTCCGGCTTCGCCAACGATATGGAGGACGTGCAGGAGGTCATCTTCGTCATCAAGAACTACGGCGGCACGGACAAGACCGAGTTCATGAGCGACCTCAAAAAGAGCAAGCTCATCAAGGTCGAGGGGGACGGCGGCGTGGACACCATTCGCGCGGAGATCCCGTTTGAGGCGCGGAACGCCTTCCTCGAAAGAACCCGCCGTCAGATCTTCGTTTCCGGCATGGGCGTTGACCCGAACCCTGAGAATTTCGGCAACTCGTCCGGTGTGGCGCTCAAGTACCTGTACAGTCTGCTGGAGCTCAAGGCCGTGATGCTGGAAACGCAGTTCCGCAGCGGTTTCGCCGAGCTGGTACGCGCTATCTGCCGACTGGAGGGTATCGCACAGCCCGTGCGTATTTTGCAGACTTGGACACGCAACATGGTGCAGAACGACCTCGAAACCGCGCAGATCGCGCAGCAGTCGGTCGGCATTATCTCGGACAGAACCATCCTCGCAAACCATCCGTGGGTAGACGATGCCGAGAGCGAGCAGAAGCAGCTGGAAAAGGAACAGCAGGCGGCAGCCGAGAAGCAGCCGCAGTTCCAGTTCCCGCCAAAGGACGGTGCAGGCGATGGCAGCAGCGGATAAGCTGAACGGCGCCTACTGGCGCAAGCGTGCCATTGAGCTGGCCGAAAAGCAGAAGCAGGAAGATGATGACCTGTGTCTGCGGTTCCATCGGGAATACGAGCGCATTCTGCACGAACTGGACAAGGAAATCTCGATCTTTTATGCCCGCTATGCCGCAAACGAGAGCGTCAGCATGGCAGACGCACGCAGGCTGCTGCGGGATGCAGAGCTGGAGGACTTCCGGATGTCGCTGGACGAGTTCCGCGACAAGGCGCTTGCAGGCGGCTTTGATAAGGAGCTGGAGGAGGTTTATCTCCGTTCGCGTATCTCGCGCTTGCAGGCATTGCAGACGCAGGTGGAGCTGCGGATGATGGAGCTGTTCAGCTCTCAGCGCGATGTGCTGCGCGACCACTTGCAGGAGCGCTACACCGACACCTACTACCGCACGGTGTACGCCGTCAGCCAGCAGGCCGATGTGGCGAGCACGTTCGCAAGGATTGACCCGCAGACCATTGAACGCATTCTTGCGGTGTCGTGGGTCGGCAGTGAGTTTTCCTCACGCATCTGGGCGGACAAGGACAAGCTGACCCGTGAGCTGATGCAGACGCTCTCGCACGGCTTTGTCCGCGGCGACTCGCTCGATCGTATGACGAAAGAGTTCGCCCAGCGCATGGGCGTGTCCGAGAGCAGGGCGGCAACGCTCATCCACACCGAGAGCGCCCACATGGCGGCTGAGGCTGCCGAACAGGGATACCGGGAAACAGGTGTCCAGTCCTATCGGTTTGAGGCGGCGCTTGACCTCAAGACCTGTGCAGTGTGCGGTGCTTTGGATCAGCGCGAGTTTCCGCTCGCGGAGCATGAAACCGGCATTAACTATCCGCCGCTGCATCCGCGCTGCCGGTGCACCACCGTTCCGGTGACGGAGTTCCGGATCGGCAGTAAGCGTGCCGCCAGAAATCCCGCGACCGGCAAGACCGAGTATGTTGAGAAGAAGCTGACGTATGAGGAATGGCGGAAGAAGTACGTTGAGGAGGACGCAGACAAAACCGAGTGGGAAGAATATCAGCGTGTCTTGGGTGAAAAAGCACCGAAAACGCTTGAAGAATTCCGCAATATCAAGTATACTGAAAGTAAGAAATGGGGGATAATGATGGAGAACAAACGCCTGTTTGAGAAAATCGACAGCACCGAAACCTATTCCCCGGAGTACCGCGCCAAGCTGAAAGAAACCTATCAGTATTTCAGCGATGCCGGATTTGCGTTCCGTGAGCACGCACTCAACCGTGTGCTCGGTCAGAAAACCGGCAAGGATAAATTCACGTTCACCAAGGAAGAATTACTGCGTATACTGAATAAGCCCGCAAACTACCAACAGCCGGACGGCAAATATGTTCGTTTTTACGACGGCATTTCTGTTATTTCGGCGGATGACACCGGCGAAATCGTCAGTGTGGTAGTCAAGCGGACGCCAAGAAAGGACTGGACTGCGTTATGAAATACACCAATGAACTGATGCTGATGATTGCAAAGTTCCTGTACGGCGAGTACGATGCAGAGCGTTTTTCGTTTGATTTCCCTGCAACGCTTTCGGATGCGTATGACGCTTTTCAGCAGGAAAACCCTGACCTGTGCGACTATCTGGAAGAAGAAATGCCGGATGCGTGCGGCTACTTTGACCCGTATAACACCGGTGACCCGGATACGCTGAACGAACAGCAGTTCCGCATGAAGGTCATGGGAATTTACCAGAACGCGCTGCCGATGTCCATGCGGCCGGCATCGTAACAAATTGTTTGCGAAAATTGATAGAAAAGGTATTTTGAAGTAGAGATTGTGCTGCTACGCACCCTCTGGGTCAAAAGAAATGTGGGAAAGGGCACACCCACCAAAATACCAGAAATCCCGATAGGGGCGCTCCGCAAGGGGCGCCTTTGTCGTACAACCGAAGAACTAACCACCAAGACAACCGTCAAGGTGGTTTTTTCATACCCATTTTTCGATGAAAGGAGCAAAAACAATGGAATTTCTCAAAAGCCTTTTTGAAAAGGGCGCACTAACGTGGGAGCAGTTTCAGCAGGCAGCCAAGGACGCAAAGTTTGAGGTGGTCAACGCCGCCGGCGGTGCTTACGTTCCCAAGGCCGACCTGGACACCAAGGCGCAGGAGCTGACCACGGCGAACAACACCATCAAGGACCTGCGTGCCGCCGCCAAGGCGTGGGACGGCAAGGACCCGAAGAAGCTGGAGGATGACCTCAAAACCCTCCAGACCAAGTACGACACCGACACCGCGAACATCCGCCGCGACGCTGCCATCGACCTGGCACTGACCCGTGCCCATGCACGCGATCCGCAGCTGACCCGTGCGGCGCTCTCGATGGACGACATCAAGATCGGCACGGACGGCAAGGTGACCGGTCTGGACGCGCAGCTCGAAACGCTGAAGAAAGACAAGGCGTGGCTGTTCGAGGAGGACAGTGCAGGTCAGTCCGGCAAGCAGGGCAGCAAGGGCGGAAACCCGAACGGCGGCTATGACCCGCAGTCCGGCGGCAAGCCGAACACGGTAAACGACCTCGGTTCCGCTCTCGCAGAAGTATACAACACCAACGGATAAAGAAAGGAAGATGAAAAATGCCTATCACTCTCGCACAGGCAAAGGTCGGCATGGCAAACCATGTGGACCAGCAGGTTATCGACCAGTTCCGCCGCGGCTCCATGCTGCTGAACGCACTGACGTTTGACAACTCGGTTTCCCCCGGCACGGGCGGCTCGACCCTGACCTATGGCTACACTCAGCTCAAGACCCCGGCAGGCGCGGACTTCCGCGACATCAACGCCGACTACACCGAGACCGTTGCCGACCGCGAAACCAAGTCGGTTGACCTCAAGATCTTCGGCGGTACGTTCAAGATCGACCGTGTTCTCGCTAACACCGCGAACGGTCAGATCAACGAGGTGCAGTTCCAGCTCGAGGAGCACATCAAGGCGACCACCAACCTGTTCCACTACACTGCCATCAACGGCGACAAGGGCACCAAGGGCTTTGACGGTCTGGATACGCTGCTTGTCGGCACCTCCACCGAGCTCAACGCCGACGCCTCCAAGGCGATCGACCTGTCCACCTCGGCGGCCATCGACACCAACTACAAGACCGTGCTCGATATGCTCGACGAGTTCCTCTCCGAGCTGGACGGTGTGCCGACTATGCTCATCGGCAATGCGGCGCTGCTGACCAAGATCCGCTCGTGCGCCCGCCGTGCCGGTTATCTGACCCACGCCGAGGACGCTTTCGGCCGTCAGATGAGCGGTTACAACGGCATTCCGTTCATGGATATGCAGTATTACTACGACACCGCCGAGAAGAAGGAAAAGCCGGTCGTGCCGATTACGTCGCGTGAATACGGCGCGTCCTCGTCTAAGACCACGGTTACGGGTCTGACCGACCTGTACGCAGTCCGTCTGGGTCTGGACGGTTTCCACGCCGTATCTCCGATGGGCGGCAAGGTGATCTCGACCACGCTGCCTGATTTCTCCACCGCAGGTGCAGTCAAGGCCGGTGACGTGGAAATGGTAGCCGCTACCGTGCTCAAGAAGTCCCGCGCTGCCGGCGTGCTGCGTAACTTCAAGGTAAAGTGAGGTGCACATGATGTACAAGATCAAGGCACCGAGCGAGGAGTACGACCGCAAGATCGGCGGTGTGCAGTTCGTCAGTGGTGAGGCGCAGACGGATAACGAGTGGCTTGCAAGCTGGTTCTCCGGCCGTGCGGGCTTTACCGTGGAAACCGTGACCGCCGAGGAGGAAACCGAGCCGACCGAGGACAAACCGAGGGGGAAGCGCAGAAATGACAAGGGAAACGCTGATGCTGCGGGCGCAAAGCCTGCTGCCGAACCTGCCGCAGGAAACGCTTGAGTTCGCCTGCGATCTGGTGCTCGAGCAGATCTGTAACTACTGCAATCTGACCGAGGCACCGGACGGCCTGACGAACACTGCAGCGCTTATGGTGCGCGGCCTGGTAAACAGCGTTCAGCTCCAGAACGAGAATATGCAGCCTGCCGCAAAGGGCGTGTCCAGAGGGGATACGTCCTTTTCCTTTGCCACGGCGGCGGAGCAGCTGGCGGCGCTGGCAGGCTCGGGTGACTTCCTCACCGACTACAAGGCACAGCTGAATGCCTATCGAAAGATGAGGTGGTAGTATGCTCGGCAATCCGGAGCTGGAACGGGCGCTGCTTGAGCAGACCTATGACGGCGTGATGACCGTCACCGGCACACGCAAGCAGGAAGTGAACGGCGAAACCGTCGTAACGCCGGACGCAGTGCTGCACGAGAATATCCCATGTGCACTGTCGTTTTCGGGCACACCGGACAGCAAGACGGACGCAAACAGCGGTCAGATCAGCTATCAGGCCACGATCTACTGCGCGCCGGAGCTGACGATTCCGGCAGGCTGCCGCATTGTGGTTCAGCAGTACGGCGCGACCTATCGGCTGAAATACAGCGGCGAAAGCGTGGTCTATCCGACTCATCAGCAGCTTTCTGCCGTCCGAGAGGAGCGAGCGTAATGGCAAGCTGGGGAAGCTGCGATTTTCACGAGCTGCGCGACTTAAACGAACGCATTAAGGCCGCCGCCAGCGAACCGGAGATGGACGCTTTCTACACCGGCCTGCTCGATGAGATGATGAATGGCCTGCTGACCGACGTCAAGGAACTGACACCGGTTGACCGCGGTCATCTGCGGCGCAACTGGTTCATCACCAAGGCGAAGCGCAGCGGCAAGGTGTACCACGCGGATATTTATAACAACATTGAATACGCGCCGTATGTGGAGAACGGCCACCGGCAGGAGGTCGGACGGTACGTTCCGGCAATCGGCAAGCGCCTGGTGCGCGGCTTTGTCGAGGGCAAGCATATGCTGCGCGACAGCCTGTTCGACCTGCAACGCGCCGCGCCGGACTTTATCAAGACCAAGAGTGAGGAATTCCTCAGCCGCATGATGGAGGGCAAATGATAAACACCGTACAGGAAATTGTAGACCGTCTGCGCACGGCGTTTCCGCCGGAGCAGTACGACATTTACACCGAGCGTATCGAGCAGGGATTCTCTGCGCCGTGCTTCTCCATTCGGCAGCTTCGTGCGGATGTGACACCGTACCCATCCGGCCTGCATGAGATCGTGCAGCACATGGACGTGCGGTTCTTCCCGTCGGACAGCCGTCCGCAGGAGCAGTGCCGAGAGACCGCACAGACGCTCACGCTGCTGCTGCGGCGCACGGAAAGCCTGCGCGGGAGCAATCTCTCGTGGGAAATTACAGACGAGGTGCTGCACTTCTTCGCGGACTACCGGCAGTTTGTCCGGGAGGTCCCGGAGGACATTCCGATGGAGAATTTGCAGACTACCGTAGGAACGGAGAACGAAAATGGCAGTTAAACGCAAAAACGAGGCAGGAGCACCGGCGTTTACCGGCGCACAGCTCCTGACCTTCGACAGATACCGCGAGCGGCGCGACCTGCTGGGTGTGCTGCTCGACAAGGATCAGCGCTACACCTTTTCCGAGGTGGACGCGCTCATTGATAACTTTATGAAAGGCAAGGTGAATTAAATGGCTTTAGGCGGCGGTATGTATACCGTACAGAACAAGGTGCTGCCCAGTGCATACATCAACTTTGTGTCGGCGGCGCGTGCCTCTGCGACCCTGGGCGACCGCGGCACGGCGGCTTTCCCGCTGTCCCTCGACTGGGGACCGGAGAACGAGGTCGTGACCATCGAGAACAGCGAGTTCCAGAAGGGCTCACTTGCGCTGACCGGCTACGCCTACACGGCGGACGAGCTGCGTCCGCTGCGCGAGATCTTCGCAAACGCCAAGACGCTGCACCTGTTCCGTCTGAACAGCGGCGGCGCAAAGGCAGCCTGCAAGTACGCAGAGGCGAAGTATCCGGGCAAGATCGGCAACGAACTGAAGATCGTGATTCAGCAGAACGAGGGCTTCACGGCATCGACGAACGAGGTCTACGACGTTTCGACCTATATCGGCACGACCCTTGTGGACACGCAGAAGGCAGTTAAGGTAGTTTCCGACCTTTCCGACAACGACTATCTGCACTGGAAGGGCAGCGAGGCGCTGACCGAGAACGCGGGCCTGCTGCTCACCGGCGGCACGACCGGCGCGGTGCAGGATGCAGCTTACCAGACGTTCCTCGACAAGATCGAGCCGTACAGCTTCAACGCGGTCGGCTGCGACACGAAGAACAGCACGGTCAAGGGTCTGTTCGCGAACTGGACGCGCCGCCTGCGTGATGAGCAGGGCGTGAAGTTCCAGTGCGTGCTGCATGGTTATCCCTCGGCAGACTATGAGGGCGTGATTTCCGTCAAGAACGGTCTGGTCGGTGCATCTGATGATACCTCGGCTGTCTACTGGACGACCGGCGCGGAATCTGCGTGCGCGGTCAACCGCTCGATGACCAACTCGACCTATACCGGCGAGTACGACATCGACACGAACTACACGCAGACCCAGCTTGAAAAGGCGATCAAGGCCGGTGAGTTCACGTTCCACCGTGTGGGCGACCAGACGCGCGTGCTGACCGACATCAACACGTTTGTAAGCATTACAGACGAAAAGAGCGCGGATTTCTCGTCCAATCAGGTCATGCGCGTGCTCGACCAGATCGCCAATGACATTGCAAGCCTGTTCAACTCGAAGTACCTCGGCAAGGTGCAGAACGACGCAAGCGGCCGCGTGAGCCTGTGGAGCGACATTGTAGCGCACCACACCCAGCTCCAGACCATCCGCGCCATTGAGAACTTTGACAGCAGCAGCGTCACCGTGTCGCAGGGCGACATGAAGAAGTCTGTTGCGGTCGAGGACCATGTACAGCCGGTTTCCGCGATGGAACAGCTTTACATGAAGGTAATCGTTGAATAAAGGAGGGAAAAGTCATGCTGAACGCTCCTGTTATGGAAGCAAATGATGCGGTATCCGGTTCGATGGCTGAGTGCTACGTCACCATTGACGGCAACCGCTATAATATGATGCAGCTGTACAGCTTTGAATCGTCCGCGAAGGTCAATTCGCAGGACGTGAAAATCCTCGGCCGTACCGGCATCGGTAAGAAGCCGACCGGCTGGTCCGGTTCGTGGAAGGGCACGGCGCACTTTAACCAGAGCGTGTTCCGCCGCTGGTTCCTGACCTACTGCAAGACCGGCAAGATGACGCCGTTTGAGATTCAGGTGTCCAACGAGGACCCGTCCTCGTCCGCCGGCCGTCAGACCATCACGCACACCGGCTGCCTGATCGACAGCTCGATTCTGGCGAAGTTCGACGCAGGGGATACGCTGCTCGATGAGGAGCTTTCCGGCACGTTCGACGACTGGGATATGCCGGAGGAATTTAACACGCTGTCCGGTATGGAATAAGGAGGAATTTGTACAATGGGTAATCTTACCGCATTTCTGGCGCAGAACGCCAAGCAGGTTGAAAATGTGAAGCTGGTCGTGTCTGACCGCTTCACCGATGAGGACGGCAAGCCGCTCGAGTGGGAGGTGCGCTGCATTTCCTCGCGCGAGGACGAAACACTGCGCCGCGACTGCCAGTACCGCGTACAGGTGCCGGGCAAGCGCGGCAGCTTCCGTCAGGAATTCGACAACGTGCTGTACCTTGCCAAGCTGGCAGCCGCCTGCACGGTTTATCCGAACCTCAACGATGCAGAACTGCAGGACAGCTACGGCACGAAATGCGCCGAGGAGCTGATCTCGGCCATGCTGACGCCGGGTGAGTATACGAACTACACGGAAAAGCTGTTCGATATCTGTGGCTTCGGTGACAAGCTCGATCTGGTGGAACAGGCAAAAAACTGATTCGGGGCGGTGAGGGTTCTGATGATTATGAAGCGTATGCAGCGCATTATTGCCTGCAAAAGCTCCATATCCTGCCGTCCGAATATTTAAGTCTGCCAAAGGAAGAACGGGCATTTATCTGGGCGTCTTGTGTCGTGCACAACGAGGACGAAAAGGCGGCTCTGGATAAAGCAAAACGAGGGAGGTGAGTTCTATGGCACTGTCGGGCACCGTCCAGCTGCGCGACGGCATGAGCAATGTACTCAGCCGTATCGCGTCCAGTCTGAGTACGGTCAACGACCGATTTGAACGGATGCAGAGCCTGACCGAACAGGCGGCGCCGACCGGTCTGTATTCACAATTTAACAGCGAATTGACGGGTGTGCGTGAAGAGCTCACCCGAACCGTGAGCGAAGTCGAGGAGCTGCGGAGCGGCATGACCTCGGCGCAGCCGCCGGCAGAGAACCTGACGGCATCGCTCAAAAAGCTGGGTACAGCGTTCCTCGGCTCCAAGCTGGTGAGCGGTATCGTGAGTATGTCAGACGAAATGACGCAGACCACGGCGCGTCTGAATCTGATGAACGACGGTCTGCAAAGCACCGCCGACCTGCAGGAGCTGATCTATCAGTCGGCTATGCGTTCCCGCGGCGCGTACAACGCTACGGCGGATGCGGTCGCGAAGATGGGTCTGCTTGCCGGTGACGCATTCAGCAGCAATCAGGAAACGATCGCGTTTGTCGAGCAGCTGAACAAGCAGTTCAAGATCGCCGGCACCTCGGCAGAGGGTCAGGCCGCCGCCATGCTGCAGATCACGCAGGCGATGGGCTCCGGCGTGCTGCGCGGTGAGGAGCTGAACTCGGTATTCGAGCAGGCGCCGACCATCATTCAGTCGATTGCGGACTACCTCGGCGTATCGGTCGGTGAAATCCGCAGTATGGCGCAGGAGGGCGAGCTGACGGCGAGCGTTGTCAAGTCCGCGCTGCTGTCCTCGGCAGAGGAAACCAACCAGAAATTCAACGAGATTCCGCTCACCTGGTCGGACGTCTGGACGCAGGCCAGCAACATGGCGATCATGGCCTTGCAGCCGCTATTGGAGGCCATCAACTGGGTGGCGAACAATATTGAGGTCATCGGCCCGCTGGTGCTTGCGGCTGCGGCAGCCTTTGCGCTGTTTGCGGTGGCCGCCAACTGGACGAAGATCTGTGCTGCGGCTACGAAGGCGCTGACCGCCGCACAGAAAATGCTCAATGCCGTGATGGCGCTCAACCCGATCGTGCTGATTATCGGCTCGATCATCATTCTGATCGGCGTTATCGCCGCGTACATCAACTACACGAACCGGGCGAAGAACGAAACGACGAGCGCTGTCGGCGTGATCTGCGGCCTGTTTGCGATGGCAGGCGCGTTTGTCTACAATATGTTCTATCTGCCGGTCTACAACGTGATTGCCGATCTTATCAACTTCCTCGGCAACGTGTTCCAGCACCCGATTGCGTCAATCGAGATTTTGTTTTTGCAGCTCAGCCAGTATGTTGTCGGCGTCATCCGCGGTATGGTGAGGACGATCGAGAAGCTCATCAATCTTATTCCGGGCGTGAAGATCAACATCACCAGCGGTCTGGACACGTTCTACGACAGCTACACCGACAGCATCCAGAAGATCAAGGATCAGTCCGGGTGGACGGAGTACGTTAAGCACAAGGAGAAGATCGAGTATTCAACGGCTTACGCCAACGGTTACAACTGGGGCGCAAACCTCCAGAACAGCATCTCTGAAAAGCTGGGTCTTGACCTGCCGGACGATCCGGCAACGGGTTTGCTGTCCAACATCGCGGACAACACCGCCCAGATTGCGGACGATGTGAGCGTATCCTCGGACGACATCAAGCTGCTGCGCGATATTGCCGAGCGGCAGGTCATCAACAAGTACATCACCGCCGAGATCAAGGTGGAAATGGTCAACCACAACAACATTTCGAACGAGATGGATCTGGACGGCGTAGTCAATCTGCTGGAAGCCAAGGTCACCGAGGCGCTTGTCACCAGTGCGGAAGGAGTGCACATCTAAATATGTACGAGTTTTACATGGACGGTGTGCGCCTTCCGGTTACGCCGAGTGCGCTGACCATCAAGATCAGCAACCAGAACAAGACCATCAACCTCATCAACGAGGGGCAGGTGAACGTTTTGAAAACGCCGGGGCTGAGCAAAATCAGCTTTTCGGCGCTGCTGCCGAATCGGGAGTATCCGTTTGCGTGCTACCCGAGCGGTTATCAGCCTGCACAGTATTATATGAGCAAGCTGGAATCGCTCAAGACCGCCTGCAAGCCGTTTGAGTTCTCGGTTATCCGCATAGACGATAGCGGCGAGGAGCTGATGAGCGCACAGCCGATGACGGTATCCCTTGAAAGCTATGAGCTTGCTGAGGATGCCGGCAGCTACGGCGTTGACGTGATGGCAAAGATTGAATTGCTGCAATACGCGCCGTACCATACCAAGTCTATCGAGTTCAAAAAGAGCGAGAGCAGCAGCGGCACCAAGAAGGCGACCGTCACGCAGAAGCGCGACACCACTACGGCACCTAAGAACAAAACGTACACTGTTAAACAGGGCGATACCCTATGGAATATTGCCCGAGTACAGTTAGGTAACGGCTCTAAGTGGACGAGCATTTACAGTCTGAACAAAGCTGCCATTGAAGCTGCAGCAAAGAAGTACGGTAGATCAAGCAGCAGTAACGGTTGGTGGATTTATCCCGGCACTGTGCTCAAGCTGCCGAGTTAAGGAGGGGAGAACATGGGTAAATATGTTTGGCCGTGTCCGTCCTACTCGCGCATTTCGAGCGGTTACGGAAACCGCGTACACCCAATTTACGGCACTGTCAAGTTTCATGACGGTGTAGACCTTGCTTCTGCTTCGGGTACTCCTATTCTTGCGTTTGCTCCTGGTACTGTAACGGTATCCGGCTTGAACGGAGGTTATGGTAACTACATCAGTATTAACCATGGCGGCGGTCTGATGAGTTTCTACGGACATTGTTCGAAACTGTATGTTTCCAAGGGCGCAAAAGTCACCGCCGGTCAGAAAATCGCGGCCGTTGGTACAACTGGCAACTCGACCGGCTGTCACCTGCATTTTGGTATGCACTTGAACGGTTCGTCGGTCAATCCGCTGAACTATGTATCGTCGAAGGACACAGTATCTAACTATTCCGGCGCGAAGTCGGGCGGCACGGCAACGAACACCGTAAAGGCGTTGTTTACGGCGTATTATCCGGCGGCGAACGCGATGGAGGGCGGTTTTCTTGACGCGCTCGGAAACAAGCTCGATCCGAGCAAGCACACCTGCGCCGCGCCGCCGTCTGTGCCGTTTGGGACGAAAATCACCGTGCAGGGCACCGGTACGGCGCTTGACGGCGTGACCTACACCGTCAATGATCGCGGCGGCATGATTCAGATTGAGAATGGCGTGTACCATTTCGATCTTTTGATGAACAGCAATGCCGAGTGCAACCGCTGGGGCAAGAAGTACGGCAAAGCCGTCATCGGCGGCTCGGGCGGCTCGTCCGGCTCGACCTCTTCGGGCACGAGCACCGAGAAAGAGAAGAAGAAGGATATCACGACCGTTGTTGTTAAGTCTGTCACCGGCGCGGCGGGCACGCGCAAGGAGATCCTGCGGGATGTGCCGTCCTGCCAGATGCCGGGTGCGGAGCTGATCATCCAGAACAAAAACGGTCAGCTTCAGCAGCCGATGATCGAGGGCGACATCGTGTGGGAAACCACCCGCAGCGGCGCGGCGTCCTCGCTGACGTTTACGGTGGTCAAGGACGACACGCTGAATTTTCACGAGGGCAATCCGGTGTCGTTCCGGTTCAATGGCTCCAATGTCTTTTACGGCTACGTCTTTAAGAAGTCGCGCTCAGACAATCGGCTGATTAAGGTCACGGCCTATGACCAGCTGCGGTACTTCAAAAACAAAGACACGATTTCGTACACCAACAAGACCTACGCCGAGGTGCTGAAAATGCTTGCCGCCGACTACGGTTTGAAGGTCGGAACTGTCGCGGACACCAAGTACAAAATCCCGCAGCGCATTGAGGAGGGAACGCTTTTCGATATGCTCGGCAATGCGTCCGACCTGACCATCATCAACACCGGCAAGGTGTATGTGCTCTACGACGATTTCGGCAAGTTGTGCCTCAAACCCTACGAGAGCCTGCTCCTGCCGCTCTACATCGACGAGGACACCGCCCAGGGATACAGCTACACCTCGTCCATCGACAGTGACGTGTACAACCGCATCAAGCTGGCGTGGGATAACGACGAAACCGGCGTGCGAGAGGTTCATGTGATGAACAATACCGCCAGCCAGAGCAAATGGGGCACGCTCCAGTATTACGAAAAGCTGGATAACGCCCTTAACACCGCCGATTTGCAGACCAAGGCGAAAGCACTCATGAACTATTACAATGTCATTCATCGAGAGCTGACCATGCAGAAGGTTTTTGGTGATGTGCGGGCGCGTGCCGGTACGTCCGTTTGTGTCGGTATGGGGCTGGGCGACATCAACATCAAGAACTATATGTGTATTGAGAAAGCAAAGCACACGTTTAGCAATGGCCTGTACACGATGGATTTGTACCTGAGCGGAATTCGAGGTGAGTTTAGTGCCTGATATGCAGCGTTTTATCAACACGTTAAAGCAGATTTCGGAAAATGAGCGTCAAGCCGCTTTGCCGATGACAATCTGCTTCGGCAAGGTGATTGCACTCTCGCCGTTCCGTGTGCAGATCGACCAGAAACTTGTACTCACCAAGGAGTTTTTCATCGTGAAAAGCGGTGTGAGCGCCTCCTCGTTCAAGGTGGGCGATGTGCTCATCCTGTTCCGCAATGATGGTGGACAAAAGTACCTGGTATTCGACAAGAAAGGGGCGCTGTAATGCTGCCGACAGAGTATAATGACGATCTCGTGCAGGATTTCGAGATCGAAACACAGCCTACACGCACCTATGCGCTGCGGTTTGACGGCTACCCGTGTTCCGGCGGCAAGCTGGACGGACTGGAAGCCATGAAGCAGGCCATCTTCCTGATTCTTCAGACTGAGCGGTTTCAGTACGCGATTTACAGCTGGAATTACGGCATTGAGCTGAACGCCCTGCTCGGTCAGACCATGACGCCGTATCTGCAGTCCAAGGTTGCCAAGGCGATTGAAGATGCGCTCATGGCAGACGATCGTGTGCTCTCGGTTGAGCAGTTCTCGTTCACCAAGGGCAAGCGCAACCTGTTTGTGAAATTTACCGTAACCACGACCGAGGGCGACGTGGAAAGCGAATTTGAGTTTGGAGGTGAAACGGCATGATCGGACGATACTCGGACGAAATGACGTTTGACTACATTATGAACCGTATGCTGGAATCCGTGCCGGATACGGTAGACAAGCGCGAGGGCAGCATCATCTATGACGCACTTGCACCGGCGGCCGCAGAACTGGTCAAATGCTACACGGAGCTTGATGTGGTCATGGACGAAACCTTTGTTGATACCGCATCCCTGCAGTACCTTATGCTGCGCTGTAAGGAGCGCGGCGTAACCATTCAGGGCGAAACTGCTGCTGTTATCGAGGGTGTGTTCACGCCGTCCAGTGTGGAGCTGACCTCGGGCTTGCGGTTCAACTGCGATGAAGTCAACTATGTAGTTACCGAGAAAATCTCGGCAGGTCACTACAAGCTCGAGGCCGAAACGCTCGGCACGGTCGGCAACAAGTATACCGGCCTGCTGCTGCCAATCCAGACGGTGAACGGTCTGGAAACCGCCCAGATTGCAGCGGTGCTCATTCCGGCCGAGGACGGCGACACGACCGACACCCTGCGTGAGAAGTATTACGCCAGTATCGACGGTGAAGCATTCGGCGGCAATGTTGCCGACTACAAGGACAAAACCAACGCGATTACTGGTGTTGGCGGCGTTAAGGTCTATCCGGTGTGGAACGGCGGCGGTACGGTCAAGCTGACTATTATCGCGTCCGACTTCACCGCGCCGAGCAGCGAACTGATTTCCAAGGTGCAGACCGCCATCGACCCCGAGCAGAATCACGGCGAGGGTCTGGGGCTCGCGCCGATCGGGCATACCGTGACCGTCACCGGCGCGAAGTACGCCGACCTCACCGTTGCGGCGAACATCACCTTTGCCGCCGGTTGGAACTGGGAGAACGGCAAGTCGCAGCTTGTGAGCGCCGCCAATGCGTATCTTAACGAGTTATGTAAAGAGTGGTCGGAGAACAAAACAACGGTGGTTCGCATCTCGCAGATCGAAACACACCTGCTGACCGCGGATTGTGTGGTCGATGTGGACGGCACAACGGTCAACGGCGATACCAAGAACATTGAACTGGCTGCGGACGAGATTCCGCGGCTGAGTACGATTGGCGGTGCGTCGTGAGAAAGAAGCTGCAAGACTACCTGCCGCCGATCCTGCTGAAAACCTACGAGTTTCCGCTTTTGTGCGACACTGAGCAGCCGGAGATTGACCGCCTGCGTGATGCCGCTGATGCGGTGCTCGATGCGCAGTTTATCAGTACCGCCGGTGAGACTGCTATTGCGCGTTACGAGAAGATCTTCGGTATTACGCCGATGGACACGGACACGCTGGCCGAGCGCCGGTTTAAGGTGCTCGCCAAGATCAATGCGCAGCTGCCGTTCTCGGTGCGCCGCCTGCGGCAGCAGCTTGAAACGCTCTGCGGTGCGGACGGCTACAAGCTGGAACTGGACGGCGGCAAATACACGCTAACCGTTAAGGTGGCGCTGACTGCAAAGCGCAATCAGCAGGCGGTCGAAGAACTGCTTGCGGACATTGTTCCCGCGAATATGGTTTGTACAACATCGCTGCTGTACAACACATGGGAGCAGATCAAGAAGTTAACGTGGGGCGAGCTGAAAAAGCTCACCTGGCGAGAAATTAAGGAGGAGGTGCTGCCGGATGGAGCAAACACCGAATTATAAGCTGAATAAACCCGGCTACGAGGAGTTTGGCGATGTTGAAGTGCTCAACCAGAACTTTGCCGCGATCGACACCGAGCTGAAAAAGAATGCTGACGCGGTGGGTGAACGTGTCAAGACCGCTGAACTTGCAGCAGAAGTGAAAAAAGTTGTCAAGGACGGCAGTCTGACCGCTGCTGACCTTGGTGCGGAAAAAGCCGGAGCGGCAGCAGCGCTTGGAAAGAAAGTAGATGCACTGAATGCCGGTGACGTTGGCGCTGACCCGACCGGCACGGCTGCAAATGCGGTGTCCACGCATAACACGAGCACAAGCGCACATTCTGCACTGTTTGCGGCAAAGCAGGACAAAATCAAGGGTACGAAGGGCAAGTATCTCGGTTTTACGGCGAATGACACTGTGGGCGAGGTGGATGCACCTGCATCCGGCGGCAGTCGGATTACGCTGACGTTTGCAAGCGATTTTGTCGGTCAGGCATGGACGCTCAAGGGCGGCGGTGAAACCTACACCGGTACGGTGGACAGCAGCAAGACGGCAACTGTAAGCGTACTCGGTATCAATACCACCTACACGCTGTCGTGCGTGCTGAACGGCGTGACGTATACAACCGAGGTTACAACCAAGGCGTATTACACGGCGCTTGCAGTAACGCTTGAGAAATTCCGGTCTACGATTACCGTAACCGTAGATAGCGGTTCAACGGTAACGGCGACACTGGGCAGCACGGTACTGACCAAGACGAGCACCGGTACGGCTGTGTTTACCGTCGGTAAGGCGGGTACTTGGGCAATCAAGGCTACCAAGGGTAACCAGACCGCAGAGGACACAGTAAGCATTACTGCCAGTGGTCAGAGCAAGGCGCTGACGCTGAGTTACGCTAATGTGTTTGGCGTGGTGTGGGATACGAGCAATTCGAGTACGGCACTGATGCGCTTAACACCGGAAACCGACCCTTACGGATTGGTAACTAAGAGCGTAACGACTGAGCCGGTTCCGGCGGTTGGTACGGGTGCAGGTTCGAGTCCTTTTGACAGCTTTATGCCATGGAGCGGCATGAAAGAGTGCAATCTGAACAATGCGGGCGCTGTAACAGCATGGAAAGGTGACAGCGGGTTCTCACGTTCTAATAACTTTACCATGGTGTTTATTCCGGAGTTCTATGTTGCGGCGAAACGTAACGGTACGAAGCAGTATTTCTATGTGTCGGATAAGCCCAAGACTGGAATGACGAAACATCCGGGCAGTGGAAAGTATGTGGGAAGATACACTATTCCCGGAAGTAAATCCGGTGTTACGTCTACTGTAAATATCACTCGCACAACCGCATGCAGCAACGCTAAGAAAAACGGCGACAAGTGGCACTTGTACGATTTTGCAACTTACTGTGCTATCATCTGGCTGTACCTCATCGAATTTGCAGACTGGAATTGTCAGATCACGATAGGAGCAGGCGTTACAAAAAGTGAATATTCGGGCTCTGTCAGAAATGGAATGACGGATACGATGCTATATCACACCGGAAATTCAACTGCTGGGTCAAGAGAGTGTGCTGTACAGTATAGGTGGATTGAAAACCTGTGGGGTAATCTATCCCAGTGGGTGGACGGCTTCAACGCGGACGGCACAACTGCTTACTACTGCACCGACCCGAGCAAGTACGCGGACGATACGACGACCGGTTATACCAAAATCGGCACGCTGCCTGCGTCCGGTTGGATTAAGGACTTGACCGTTACTGACAACGGTCTACTCATCCCCAAAACTATCGGCGGTTCGGAAACAACGTACATTCCAGACTTCGTGTGGTCGTCCTATGGTTGGAGCGTGCTGTGTGTTGGTGGGGACTGGAGCGGCGGCTCGCCTGCGGGTCTGTTGGACTTCGTTGCGGTCAACGCCTCGTCGTATTCGGGCTCGAACGTCTCCGCGCGTCTCCTGTGCGAACCTTGAAACTTGAAAGGAGTGACAAAAAATGAAGGTACACGGCGATGTAAAACCGCCTGAGATTGCGGCGGGCAGTATGCCAAACAAGCCCGGCAGGGCATGGGTGAGAATCTGCCTGAACGCCAAGCAGGACGAGCGCGGCTGGGTGTATGACGAGTATGTCACCGAGGTTGCAGATGGTTCGGACTTGCAGGAGTGCGTAGCTGCACAGGCTGACGCACTGCTTTTACAGGCCGTCGGCGAGGAATACGGCACACCGCTGACCTCGGTTGATGATCTGCGTGAGCAGCGTATCGCAGACAGCAAGACCGACCTCGCTGCATGGCTGTCCGAAAATCCGCTGACATGGACGGATGGTAAGAAATATGCTGTAACGTCGGAAAAGCAGGCACAGCTTACCTCTGCACTGGCGGTGCAGCAGGTTGCGCAGTCTGCGGGCGTGGAACGTGAGCTGCGTTGGAACTCTACCGGCGATGAATGTACGGTTTGGCAGTATGCTGACCTGTGTGCGCTGGCACTGGCGATTGCAGCCTATGTCGAGCCGCGCGTAAGCATCCAGCAGGCGGCAGAGGTGGATCTCCGCAATGCTGTGACGGCAGAGGAGGTGCTTGCCGTTGCGTGGAATTACACCTAAGTCTGTGCTTGAGCACCTGCTGTTCGCGGCGATCGGCGGCGTGACGTACATGCTGATCGAGATCGCATGGCGCGGCTACACGCACTGGTCGATGGGTGTACTCGGCGGCGTATGCTTTGTGGCAGTTGGCCTGCTGAATGAGATCCAGCAGCGACCGCCGATCATCTTGCAGATGGCATAGGGTGCTGTGATCTGCACCGTACTGGAGCTGCTGGCTGGTCTGGTGCTGAACGTCTGGCTCGGTCTGGATATTTGGGACTACTCTGGCGTACCCGGTAACATCATGGGACAGGTTTGCCCGCAGTTTATGTTTGCATGGGCGGCACTGTCGGCGGTAGCCGTCTGGGTCGAGGACCGATTGCACAAGATCTTTGACTAATCGACAAAAATAGCTGGAATTTTTACACTTGCGATAGGGCAGAAGCCCGGAAAGGACAACATTATGCATCCCAGCAACATCTACATCAAGCACTGGCGCAGCGTACAGTACGAATATAATCGCATTATCGCGTAAGAAAGTAGGTAAAACCATGGATAAAGTAAACGATTTTAAGCTGGCCGTGACGGCAGTTGTCGCGCTGCTGACCTCACTCTGGGGCTGGTTCGGCTGGCTTGTAGTGCTGTTTGTGGGCTGCATGGCGGTGGATTATCTCACCGGCACCGCAGCAGCAATGCACCGCGGCGAGTGGTCGAGCAAGTCGGCACGAGACGGCATCTTTCACAAGATCGGCTCAGTTATTGTAGTAATGGTGGCCGGTGCGGCTGATCTGCTCATCGGCGCCATGCTCGGGCACCTGCCGGGCGTCGTACTGCCGTTTGAGTATACGACACTGCTGTGCCCGTTGGTGGTCGTGTGGTACACGCTCACGGAGTTGGGCTCGATCGTCGAAAACGCAGTCAACCTGGGCGCACCCGTGCCGCAGTGGCTCCAGAAGATGCTGTCCGCAGCAAAGGACGCAGTGGATAAGTTAGGGGAGGAGAACGATTGATGAACATTCCGTTTGTGCCGGCTGATTCGAGCAACTTCTATTCGGGACGTGGCGGCAATTCGATCAAGTACATCGTCATGCACTATACCGCCAACGACGGCGATACCGACGAGGGCAACGCGCACTATTTTCAGGGCGCAGGCCGACGGGCAAGTGCACACTATTTTGTCGATGAGGACAGCGTTACGCAGTCCGTCCGCGACAACGATGCAGCATGGCATTGTGGCGGCGATCTCGAGAGCGCGCATCACCCGTTACGCGGCATTTGTATGAACCGTAATTCGTTGGGTGTGGAAATGTGCAGCGACATCGTAGGTGGCAAGTACACCATCACGCCGCAGACGGTAGACCGTGCCGTCGAGTTGGTCAAGTATCTTATGGCGAAGTACGGCATTGACGTAGATCACGTCGTGCGGCACTATGATGTCACCGGCAAGCTGTGCCCCGAGCCGTGGGTACGCGATGAAAGTCTGTGGCGTAAGTTCAAGGCACGGCTGACCGCGCCGGTTGAACCCGAACCGAAGAAGGAGGACGACGAAGTGGTAGAGAAGAAAAAGGTCCTGCTCAATGGCAAGACCTACGAGTGTGACATCATCAACAAGGATGAAATCAACTATATCAAGATGAGATCGCTCCAGCAGGCAGGCTTTACGATCGACTTTGATGCGGTCCGCAAAGTGCCGTCGATTACCGCGCCGCAGTGCCGCACGTTCATTCCGGACGGTACCGCAGAGGTGCAGGACGCCATCGACACCGTGCAGGAAGTTGCGGGGCTGGAGGAGCAGACCATCGAGTACCTGCTCCGCTATCAGTGGGGCGAGGATTTGGTCAAGAAGTTGGCAAAGGCGATGAAGTAAGGAGAAACCCCTCAGTGTTCGGTTTGGACACTGAGGGGTCTTTTCATATGTAAGGCTAAGCATATATGCGATGCTTATGAATCTGTCGAACGATTTTTCTGCATATACGGATCGATAGGGTGCAGATCTATTTTATGAGCATAATACCGTTTGGTAAATTCGTCAGGGTTGCCATACAGACGAATTAAGTTGATTATCTTCTGTTCGTAATCGGCCTGATTATAATAATAAATATGAGTCCGGACAGCGGTATTTAGAATCATCAGCAGGACATCTTTGTCGGTGATGTCCATGGAATGCCCAAAGATGTCCACTTCGATTTCCTTGTCGGCGGCAAACCAATCATAGACTTCGCGCCCGGTTCGTTTTTGGATCCGCTGAAAATATTTCTTGAAGTAGATCGTGTCCAGATTTTCTGGGTCCTGATCTTCTGTGCCAAGGACAATATTTTGAGGGGTGCCGGACGTAGAGCATCGCCCGTGGATGAAGTGTTCGCGCAACGGCGTGTTTACACCGATACCATTATCCAAGGTTTCGGCGGTATCGTAGTATGTATTGGTATAGTTGAATGACAGAAAGTAATCATATTCCTGTTGATAGATGAAATTGGGGAACTGCGTGTTTGGAGAATAATTTTGGGGCTGGTACACCTTCGGAAGGTATACACTCAGATATAGGTCGATATATTCAATCAGTTCATTGAGATATTTTTGCAGTTCGGACCATTGCTTGAATGTTTGACCACTTTTCAGCGGCCGAGAAAAAGTCTGAAAGCAGGAGTTGATATTGGCGTTAAAGGGGGAACCGGAGCGACCAAGAGAAAAGTAATTAACGATTTCTCGGATATCAGTTTCGAAATCTGTCCAGTTGCTCCCTGATTTGCTTTGAGTAAAATATTTGATAAACGGGTTGAAGTAAAAACGGTCGATATCTTCAGCGGATAACCACTTCGATGCGCTTTTAGGGAGGGTAAACTGTTTCTGCAACTCAGTTATCATATCTTTGTATCTTGTAGGCAAACCATGAGCAAGGTCGAAACCATTACCAACAACAAGC